GCTGTCGACTAATGCATCGGCTTCGCCTTCCCAGTATGCCAGTACGCCGCCCTGCCTAGAACCGTCTGCCCTGCTGGACTCATCGATCATGTTGAGCTTCAGACCGTTTTTACCTGCGGATATGGGAACCTTCTTGCACTTCGGGGCCAGAACTGCTGTCTCATAAGTGTCCTTGAGCAATTCAGTCGTGGTTTGGGTTTCCACGAGGAATCCGCCGTCACTGGGTACGCCTTCGCTTGCACCGGACGCGGCGTCCGTGACTGTCAATCGCTTGTCCATTACTCTTTCCGGACTGGCTGCATTTTTTACCGCAAAAAGAAATTCGCCGAAGCCTTTCCAGATAGGCTTGTGAGCATTAGCATCCGCGTATAGAGGTTCGCTTGATGGAGTTGCAGCGTCTTTTGCCCTTTCTTCAATCTTTTTCTGCGCCTCGATTGTCGCCTCAAGGCTCTTTATCTCTGTTTCCAGAGCGTCAAATTGTGTCTGCTCTTCCGGTGACATTGCCTTTCCTGCAGTGATTGCAGCATTGACAAGTGCCGACTGGGCAGCGATCTTTGCTTTTAATTGCTCTGCCAGTGTCATAATCTTGCACCCCTTTCGTGGTTTTTGACTATTTTTTGATATAGGTCAACCGGCACTTGCCGGATATCCTCAGGGCTTTTAGGTGGATCAGATGTAATGGGATCCGGATCGGGGTCTTTGGGAGGATCGGGCTCGTCTTTTGGTTTTGCGGGTTCGGAAAAGGCGATAAACTTTTTGATGATCGATTCCGGATGTAAAAACTTCGTTATATCGGTTTCGACACCGTTAAATATCAAGATTGTGTTGCTTATAGAGGCGGCAACCTTCTTTTCTTCTTCGAGTTCGTCGGCAAATCCGTATTCCACAGCCTCTTCGGCGGTCATCCAGGTTTCGGCGTCAAGTATTGTAATGATTTCCTCGTCGGTCATGCCGGTTTTATCACGGTATATGACAAGCATGGATTCCCGGACCTTGTCCAGATCGTCAGCCATTTTACGAAAATCATTTGCGTTTCCCCAGACTATAGTTGAGGGATTGTGGTACATCATCATGGCGTTGGACGGCATAATAACTTTGCCGACATCAACAAGAAATGTGGATGCGCTTGCCATCAGGCCGTCGACGTGAATATTCTTTTCGGCTTTATGTCTCTTCAGCATCGAGACTATTGCCTGGGCTGCGAACACATCACCGCCCGGACTGTTAACGTAAATATTCAGGATGTCGATATCACCAAGAGCGTCCAGATCTTTTTTGAATTCTTTCGGAGTAACCTCATCACCCCACCAGGTCACGCTTGATATTTCTCCGTAAAGCAAAAGTTCGCCGGATTTATCTGCCTTGGCCTGAAACTTCCAGAACTTCTTTGCTTTTGGCATTTTGTTCATCTCCTTTGTTTTCAAGCATTTTATATATGGCTTCCGTCATGGCTTTTTGCTGATCCGCGGGTTCTATTTCTCCTGCTTCTCCCATATTGAGCGGCTGCAGGTAGATGTCCCCTGCCGGTCCTATACCGTTCATATTTTCAAGGCGCCGGATATCATTTACAGACATCCATCCCCATTGACGTGCGCTTGCATAAGCTGCTGCCCTGCTTGCCATGTCACCCCGCAGGAAAATATCAAATTTGAATTCTGTGAAATAGCCTGCTTTGCGCTCTTCCCGGGTCAGGAGCTGCAGGTTGATGTTTTCCTCTATGCGTTTCGCCCAGGGAAGCATCGTGTAGATGATGAATTCAAGGGACTGGTGCTCGATATTGTTATTTGTCGCACGGAGCAGGTGCTGGATAAGATGGAGCGGGACACGGTAGAAGCGGCAGATTTCCTCGAGTGAAAAATACCTGGACATCAAGAGCTCAGCATCCACAGGCTTGATGGTCAGTTCCTTGATTGTCATGCCGTCTTCCAGCAGCCAAGGCTTGTTTACATTTCTTAAACCTGTGACTTTTTCATTTACCTGTTCTTTGAGCCTTTTCCTTGCCTCATCCTTTAGGGCATGCGGATGGATAAGCGCCATGTTTGTGTTTGCACCGTTTTTGTAGAAATTGACGCCAAAGGTTTCATATGTCAGTCCGAGTTCGATTGATTTTGAAGCATAGTTTATCGGGACAATTCCTGTGATCCCGTTCATGCTGACACCCGGGATGTGGAATATATAGTCTCTGGTCATGGTCTTGTCTTTTGAAATGCCGCCCTCTTGTCGCGTTCCGGTTTTACATTCTCGTAATCAAGCAGGTATAATGCCAGAAGTTCCGGCACCCTGCTACTGCTGAAAATCTTCTGAGCATAACCGTTTCCGCCCAGACAGAGATTCATCATCAGTCCTTCTTTAAAGTTGAAGGGCGTTGTTTCCTGATTGGGCTCGTAGTGCAAAATATCGTAAAGGCCGATATCATTGGCCTCCTCTTTACTTTTGTCCGCCTGTTTGCGGTATGTAAACAAGGGCATGCTGGCTAGTGTCTCACTCAACACTCGCGTACAGGCAAAAATGGCGGAATATTTCAAGGCGATTTCGCGATCAATCATGAAGGGTGTGTTCTGACCGTCATCATCTCCTTTTATGAATGCGCTATACCATTCGCCGAAGCTTGCTGAAAATAATAATCGTGCCTTGCTTATGAAATTCAATCCTTCACCCCCTCTACAAAAGTATTGAGCCTGTCGTGTCGTAGGCGCTCCCGTTGTCTTCTCCACTCATTGCACGGTTCATGGCATTTATCAGTGCCACAATACCGTCTATCCTTTTGTTCCTGTCCCGGCCTTTTACCGGCCTGACATTGTCGTTTTCATCCTGCTTTACATCCAAGTTGTCAAAATTCCAGTTCAATACCGGATGATTTCCATGATTCATTTTGCCGCCAGTCAGCAATGCTTCAATTTCTTTCATAGGCGGAGACATACTTTTGTATCCCTGCCGAACCTCCATCATGGTAAATCCGTCGTCTTCCAGTTCAATTGCAGTTTGCATCGCATTCCAGGGGTCGTATCCGATTTCCTGTATGTCGTAGCTGTCATGCAACGTATTGATTTCTTTCCGGATGAACTGGTAGTCTATTACATTACCGGGGGTTGTAAGCATAAACTTGTTGTTTTTCACCCATTTGTCATATGGCATGTGGTCTTTTTTAACACGCTCCCACATGTTGTCTTCCGGAATCCAGAATCTCGGGAGGATGTCCCACTTCAGGTTCTCATCGTCCGGGGGAAACAGCAGCACGAACGCCGTTATGTCGAGTTTCCCGGATAAGTCAAGTCCTCCGTAGCATTTTCTGTCCTTCAATCTTTCCGGAACAATGATTCCTGCGTTCTTGTTCCACACTTCCAGTGGCAACCATTTCGAGGTTTTGACCTTGATCCAGATATTCAGCCTGAGTTGCTGGAAATTCAGCTCGTCCGCTTCATTGCCTTTGCAACTGTCGTAGGATTCCTGAATTGCGCCCTCTCTCAGGGCTATGCCGTCAGACGGATTGACCAGTTTCCAGATTTTTTTGTCGCGCCAGGCTTCTTTTTGCTTGCCCTTGTATTTCTCGCATTCCCGACCGGTCCATATGCGTTTGCTGTCGGGGTCAAAACCGTATATCACCGGGTAAAATGTCGGGTCATTACGATTACCGAGAAGAATGTTTTCCGCTTTTTCATGGACTTCCCATCCGACCGAAGTCCTTTCCGGATCCCTGCCGCCTGTGGTAATGTAAAAATACAGGGGTTGCCGACGCGCATCGCCTGATCCGAACGACATTACGTCATATAAATCACGGTTGGGCTGGGCATGCAGCTCATCAAACAAGCAGGCCGACACGTTCAAGCCGTGCTTTGTGAACGCTTCGGAGCTGCAGACCTGGTAAAAACTCTTTGTCGGCAGGTATACGATCCTGTGCTTCGACAAAATCGGCCGTATTCTTTTCCTCAGCTCGGGTTCCTGGTCAACCATATCCACAGCGACGTCGAATGCCAGGCTGGCCTGTCCCCTATCGGATGCACAGCCGTATACTTCTGCCGCAAATTCGTCGTCTGCGCAAAGCTGCTTGAGTCCCAAGGCTGCCATTAGTTCCGTCTTGCCATTTTTTTTCGGAATCTCGATGTAAGCGGTCCGGTATTGACGCGTACCGTCTTTTTTCAATGTGCCGTAAATGTCTGTTACAATTTGATCTTCCCAGGGAAGCAAATCAAACGGGCAACCGTGCCATGGGTCTTTTACGTGCTTTAATCCGGTTATAAAATCAATTGCTTTTTGTGCTTGCTGCTCTCCAGTCACGGTTCATCACCCGCTTAAGGTTCTGCTGAATTTGCCGGCCTTCTCAGGTGACTTGGGAGCTGCCAGGCCCACGCGATCGGCAGGAGACAGTCCGAATTTTGCGAGATAAACCGACATCAGCTTGGCATACGTCTGGGCGATGGATACCTGTGGAAGTTGCTGCAGATATCCAGAAGCAGTTTTTGTCATGAAGCCGTTGAAATTGCCGTCCTTGTCGTGGCCGTATTTTTCAAGAAATTCCTCAGCTTCAATCCAGCGCTTGTAACATTGGCAATAGGCAGCCAAGGCAGCGCCGTCAATTTCTGTAAGGAGGCCGAGATCACAGAGCTTTTTTGTTATGCGCTTCCATTCCTTCAGCGCTTCGCCCTTCAGCATCTTTGGCTTGGACGGCATCAATGGCTTTGGCTTTGGCTCGTCCTGGTTGATCGGCCGGTTGCCCGGATTACCCATAAGTACTTTCAGTGCTGTGGGTTCTTTTGGCCTGCCGCGTTTTCCTCCGGTCATAAAATCACCCCATAAAAAAAGAGCCTTTCGGCTCAAAATTGCATAAAAAAAGGAAAGGGTGATGTTCCCTTTCCTTTAGTGACACTTTTAATTATCTATAGTATAGCATGCATAAAATAACACGTATATAACATCATTATAACAGCATAATTTAACAGATCCCGAATACCCGCTCATGCCTGTATCAGGTGCTTTTTAAGATCGTCTTTGATGTAGTATTTTTTGTTGTATTTCTCCAATTTGTCAACTATGGTGTGTGCGAATCTATCCCAGTCGATTTCCTTGTCCGGTTTGAAGCGGGATACCTTGCCGACTTTGTATAAGTCCACATACTCATGGGTTACGTCCAGTAATTTGTATACTTCATCATCGTTCAGGACCGGTTCGAAAGATACCCAGGTTTCTATGCCGATTGCTTTGGCCATTATTATTGTTCTTATTCTGTCCTCCGGTGTCGCGGCCTGAGGTTCGTAAAGTAGGCTCTTTTCCGGATCCAAGAAGGTCAGCGTTGTGGCAAAAGCGTCGCCTGGTTTGTAGAGATCGAAATCGCGAAGAGCTCGATGCCCAGCTTTGGTGAGAATCTGAAATGGGATGTTGTATTGTTTGAATAGCTCAAGGGTTTTGCGAGTGAGTTGCAGATCATCGTCAAGCTTCTGATATGGATCACAGGTGAAGCAGAGCAATACCGGAACCTTACTTCCTTCCAGCTGCTTGCAGTCGGACTCAAGTTTCCTGATGATATCTGATCTTTCCTTTGGGTTGTCATAAAAATTCTGTCGATCGACCTGCAAGCAATTAGGAGCGTAGCAATATTGGCAGCCGTGGTTGCATCCGGTGTAAAGGTTTGCTGCGAGAGGGGAATATTCGCGGGCACGACCTGCTGGTTCGTAGATAATTTTGAGTTTAGCCATTACGCAATCCTCCTTGCATGCATGCTTGTTATTCCCAGCCAATAATCTGACGGTTTAAATCCCCAGTATTTGCATGCTTTGCGTTTTGCTTGCGTGCTATCTTTGGCTTCTACTGTAAGAGTTCTGCCTGAAACATTTTTAACAAAATACTTAGCCATAATTTAATCCTCCGTGCATGCTTTCTGCAATATTTCTTCTGCTAGAGCTGATACACTAATCTTCCTTTGTTCTGCCATTTCCCACAGCTTTGCTTTGAGAACTGCTGGGATAGTAATGTTAAGCTGTTCCGTGCCATCGTCTGTGACTTCGCCGAAGGCGGCCTCATAATCGTCGCCGTCCAGGTTTTCCTCCGCCCATTCCATGGCAGCTGCACGAGACATGGTTATGATCTGTGAGTCTCCGCAACGATTGTTATCTCCACATACCTTTGAATATTTACTTGCTGCGTTACCTGTGCCGTAAAGAAAGTACTTGCCGCTTTTTGTTCTGTAAAGCCTTTCTTCGCAGTAGTTGAAATCCCCGCACATGTGGCCATTAGTCCATTCTCCCAGCTTCTTTGCTGTGGCTGTATCGTATTTGGCGCCGTTGATTATCTTTTTCATATCATCCTACCTCTCTGCCCGGATTGGCCGCCGGGATCGGCAATTATTATTGACATATCATTGATTGTATTGTAAACTTATGGTGTCTGGCACAAGCCATGTGGATTGAAATATTGTAATTGACGATTGTCCGCCTCCGGTGAGGCGGTGGATTGAAACAATAGCATTAACGTAATGTTAGGAGAGAGGCCGTTAAAAGCGGCTTTTTCTCTGTCTATCCGTTAAGTGCCTCAATCAGATGTGCCTTGTCGATTTCAACCGGCTGACCATCGATGATTTTGATGTACTGGTATCCGCCGTTGTTGCCGCGGTAATCCTTTTGTCCATAGGCGTATACCGCGCCCTCTACTGGATTATTAATGTAAAGCTGTCCTGCTTCGCCTTTATTGTAGGATCCGGTGTAGCTGCCGACTTTTGCATTGAAATCAATTTTGCCATTGCTGTCAACCTGTGCGACCCAGGGATTGCCGTACCTGCGAAAATTAAACTCAGAATAGGATTTGATTACTAACATTGCGCTTACCTCCATCAAATATATTTTATAACTAATTATAGCATATATTTGGTAGTAAGTCAATATATAATATAAAATAATTTAGTAACTGTATGCATTATCTTATAGTATATCGCATGTTTGTAGGCGCGTAGTTTTTTGTGGTGATGATTTGTAAGGTTAAGCAAAATAGAATCAATGGAAACTGCTGTTATTATGCAGTTTTACTGGCTTTGAAGGTTTTTGCCGGTTAATTCTTGCATATTCTGATTGTCCAGTAATAAACCGAACGTCTTTCGTTATGGAAGTATTTTGCGAACCCTACTATGCAGTCATAGCGGCGTTCCAGGTCTTTGAGCATAGTGGCGAATATGTCAAGGTAATATCGGTTAATGCCCGGAAGGTTCATAGATTGCGGGACCCGTTCCGTAGCGGATACAAACTTGGTAACTTCTCCGTCTATTTTCATATGCATTACCAGACCATCGGTTATAAAAAATGTGAATTCGCCTGAAGCAACCTTTCGCAGGATCATATAAAGTTGTTTCCAAGGAACACCGTAATCATCAAGATCAAATGTGTTGTATTGGCTCAGGTCGTTATGCTGGATATAGACCAGGTTGTTTTGAAGCTCGCATAAGTCAAAGCTGTGGACTTTTTCTTTGTCAAGGCCGTGATAGAATGCAACCCTGCCCTGGTATGCACGCCGGTACATTTCACCGTTTCCACAGAAGCAGTCTAGCACCCTGGCATCTTTGGGAAGAAACTTTGTGCGCATGGCCGCCTTTTCAAATTCCATTGAGTTATCCTTGAATTTCCATCTTCGCTTTTTATTCATACTTTTACTATGCCTTTCTGCGTGATGCAATTTGCATAAACTTTCCAGATTGTTCATATCCAATAGTAACTCTGGCCTGCTTTTAAGTTTTATTTTATGGTGGACAACTTCGGCTAAGGTTTCTATTCCTAGGTTTTCACATTCTTCACAATTTGGTGTTAGCTCACGCTTTTTTATACGTACTTTATCCCATTCAGATATATATCCACGTTCTCTGCTGCTGCCTCTTTTGGCATCCTCACTTTTGTAGTCACGATTGCTCATAGCTTCGTTCCACCTTTATGCCATTATTCTCGAGAATGAGAAGAGTCTTTTCGAGCAGCTCCTGATTGCAGATGTCTGTCCGTATTGTCGCCCAGATGGGTTTATCAATGGCGCTTTTTACATCCAGGTCGTTGAGCAGGTCATCTATGTTGGCAGGTGCGTTCTTGCCGGCCATGAGATCCTCCAGCTCCTGCACGTCAAAGCCGGTTAGTGCCATGTCGATTGCACCTGTGTCCAGTTCCTGCAGTAGGTCTTTGAGCAGAGGCATGTCCCACTGGCCGGAGATTTTGTTCAGGGCGATGTTCAGGGCTTTTTCGTGGGTCTCGTCCATGTCCACAATGACGCAGTCGATTTCTGTTTCGCCAAGTTCTTTGAGGATCTTAAGACGCTGGTGGCCGCCGACGACGTTGCCGGTGCGCTTATTCCAGATGATGGGCTCGACATAGCCGAATTCCTGAATGCTGCGCTTGATCTTCTCGTATTCCGGGTCGCCGGGTTTAAGGTTTTTACGCGGATTGTATTTTGCCGGTTTGAGTTGGTCGATGCTGATTTTTTGAATTTCCATAATTTGAAATACCCCCCTTCGATTTTTGCGAAAACTTACGGAAGCT